AAACTTGTTGAATGTAACAGAAGAAGTTTGCGCTGCGAGCGTACCAAACGTAATTCTATTTCCTCTTGTGCCATCTGTTGCAACATAAGAGACATTATCAAGTTTTGCATCTCTAAGATATGCTGCTTCTCTCATGTAAGGACCAACCGCACCTGTAATTTCTGTATCATTGTAGAAACCTGTTGCAGAAAGTCCTGCCTGAGTGGAAAGAGCAACTCGTGCGAGTGTAAACTTATTGTTGTTAAGATCGTTTTGACCTGAACCTGTCATTAAGTTGTCCATCAAGGAGATACCAGAGAATTTCAGCATATCTTTAAGGCCTTGATTTACACCTCCATTTAGGTTAGAATTCAAAACTGCATTTGCTGTTCTTCCCGTGGCATTTGGATGAAGCTCGGAATCAGGAGCAAGAAGCGTTGTTTTAACGCCCCAGTAAATGCTAGGATCTTCGTCCTCAAGTGCCCCAGGCTCACCTGCGAATGTGGGAGAAGTAGAAACTGCACCCTTAGTAACCTTAAACACGTAAGGAACAGGTGGAATAAGCGATCCTGAGATATTTGCTGCTAATCCACTTGCGGCGCCCTTAAGACCTTTAGCATGAAGCCTTGGTGTCGCTCCAGGGAGATCAGTTAGCGCATCATTTGTCTTCAGAACAGGCAAGCCCTTAAATCCGAAAGGCAAAGCAGTCTTAGGAACTTCTCCGCTTTGAAGCTCAGCGCTTAAAACGACTCTAATAAGGTTTGACTTATTTGAGTAAGATCCCAAAGAAACCAATTTTCTTTCAGACTCATCAGCTGCATCAAAGTTATATTTAAGCCTTCTATCACCGATCATTGCTCCGATAAAAGATTCGGAGTCTGGATTCAGATTACAATTTGGAAATTGCTCAATGATCTCAGGAGAAGAATCAGAATCATCATATGCACGTACGAAAACCGTAAAAGTTCCGTATGGATTAAGTGGGTCTGTTGATCCCTTAATGTTTGCAATAGAAACTTTGTACTTGTCGTTTGAAAATGCTCCATCATCTAGAGATTCGAAGTGAAACAGATCAAACTCTTTTTTACCGTAAGGCTGAGAGATTATCTCGGTTGTGCTAGGAGTTGTGTATCTCGTATCAAGCCTACCATAAGAAGCTAAGAATGCATCTCCGGCAGGATTGTTAACAGACGAGTTACCAGACCCTGAAAGCATTGCTACACCAATACCGCTGTTTGTTACTGCAGCAATAGATGCTTCTACGTCATAAGCAGCATAAAGCAAGTGCTGCTCTTCTTCGAACTTATCAGGATTGGTGTTAAGAATGTTTCTAATGTAGTTCTTATCTCTTGGATCAAGAGAAGCTGTGAAGATTTTAACACCTGCTTCACCATCAGTAGTTCCAAAAGAATCGTTTGATGAAGAAATGTAAATCTTAAACTTATCTTTCATCAGACCGGATGTTTCCAGTGCGCCGGTATTGTCTGCAGCGGCAATATCGTCACCAAATTGCGCGCCATTCAAGACCCCAACAGCTGACGTGTTTGTTGTAAAAATTACGCCTCGAACAAGATTTACAAATCCATCTGCCCCACCGCCAGGATAAGAATCATTGTCGGTGAATATTCTAGGAGAATATGTCTCAGATGCAGAAACATAATGTCGAGCTGCGATCATCTGAACTGCACCCTTGACTTGGCGGGGATCAGATGTGTCAGGTGCAAGTACAAAACCAGCATTTCTTACAGAGCCTTGAGATTCTGTCGTAGAGATATCTGCGTCAGATGCGTTAGCACCTCCACCGAGAACTCTTACATAAGTTGCGGCGCTTGCCTGATTTAAGAATGCATTTACAGCGTATGGTCCGAATTTTTTAGAGTCAAGATTACCAAACTTTGTTTCAAAATCTGCCATGCTACCAACGGTAACAGGGACAAATGCAGGACCCCTCTCTGCGGTTCCAACAATACCTGCGGGGGTGCCAAGAGGACCTTGGGTTCTTTGAGTGAGATCTACCTCGTTCTCAAATACGCCCGGAGATCTAAAAGTCTTTTCTGCCATGTGATTAATCTCCTACAGTAGTCACTATAGTAACGTAATAATTATGAGGAGAAAAGCCAAAAGTCTTTATATATCATCAATCTTGTTAATTATTCTCGAACTGACTACAGTTTCACCTTGACGTTGATTTCTTGTCAAAACTTTTAAATACTCAATTTCATCTTTTCCGGAAAACGGATTTCGTATTTTATTGACTGCTTTTAGATATTGAATTCTTCTATCCTCTATCTCATTTCCAGCTGTATTTATTTGCTCGATATCATTTAAAATAAACTTATCAATATCACCTGTCGGATCAGGGAGCTGGTTAGGATGCTCAACAATAGGGGCATTAGCAGTGAATATTTCAAAGGAAACATCAGGCGCAGAAACATATCTTCTAATTGGATTCATTTGTCCAGGATTTTGAGTTCCGACTATGTAAGCGGGAACAGACATGTTAAATGTGTACCTGACTAAACGCTCATCTTGAGAGAAATTATCAAAGTTATCAGCGTTGGTCACAGTATTTGCTGCGTAAGCAACAAACCAGTAGCCTTTGTCGGTCTCGATCTTAAATTGATTCCTGTTCCCTGTGTATGAACTAACGAACTTTTCTATAAGTTGGTTCATATGTGACATGTATTGCGTCCAGAATGTAACCTCGTAATTCACAGTTATAAAATGCGGGAAGGGTATCGTGAGTATCTCGAATATGTTGTCTCCTAAGTTAGGAGCGAGTAGTTTTCCTGTTTGAACATTGACTGTCTCTTGGGTTCGAGGCCTTCTTGAATTTACAGTCCCTGGCTGTGCTCCTTCAGGATTATCAGCACTATTATTATGAGAATTGTCTGCCACATTATCTTGATTTTTTAAGTTTGGCTTGTTTATTAAGTTCTGATATTGTGGGTCCTTGTCACTAAGCTTTCTTTTGATTACTAGATCACCAACGTCTGCCAGTCTTTCAGTTGCAGGAGACTGGTCGATGGATGATCGCCTTATAGCAACCACTGGAAGAATAAGCGCACCAGCTTGATCTCTCAAAGGTTTTCTTCTCTTGACAATGGCAAATCTCTCACCCGTTGCGAAAACTACAGGTACAGTCAGAGTCTTGCTCTTGTTCTCAATATTGAAATTTAACTGCTGGTCAAAAAGATCAAAGAAAGCCTTGTCAATATCTTCAAGTCCGCAAGAAGGCAAGTGAAAATCACTGGGAATATTATTTCCCTCAAGGCCTGACGGGATAAAATCATTTGCACCGTGCGGTTTTTTTAAACTATCTCTAGTAGACATTTTGATCACTCATCATCGTAAAAAGAAGATCCAGCTCCTGAATTGGAACCTTCAGGTGATACTTCTTGGGGGCCAGAAAGAGGTGTATCAAGAACATCACGCTTTTGAAGATCTCTAATATCACCGGTGGCACCTTCTTCGTTAGATTTAAATCCTCTTTGTTGTACAAAAGTTTTCTGTACCGCATCTTCATCAGAGTATTTTTCATCAGTAGGCCCAATAACGTGTGTAACAAACTGTTCTTTTCTTGCCTGTTTGCCAATAAGCCTAAATCCGTCACCATACTCGATCTGGCCGAATAGTTCTTTAATTTTTGTTGCAGAAGTAATCTCAAAGAAGACATCGCCATAGGAAAAGAAATCGCCCACATCAATCTCAATGCCTTTATCGACAAGATCTCGATATTGAATATATGCTTCGATATTTTGTGTCTCATCAACACCAAACTTACCGATGTTATAAGAGGGTTCTTTGTAATTTACAAAACAGTTTATCTCAACGGGGTTTTCAAAGATTTTTTCAGGAGCTTCATCATAAAGCGTATTAATCTTTGTCTTGGTAAGAGAAATAGAGTAGTAGTAGATCTTTTGGCCCACCACATCTTTTATCAATTCTTTTGTGAGATCATTGACTAGATCAATCTCTCTAGGTGTGATAAATAATCTACCCAATTTTTACCCTACCCCATTGTAATAGCGCGACCATTTGGAATCGGCACTGTCTTAAGTTGTCTCTGAAT